CAGTAGCATTTTTTAAACCTTCTATTTTATTATTTAATTTAGATTTAAGAGTTGTTAATGCCTGTGGAGATGGAGCATCTGCAATAGCCTTACGTTCTGCTGCAGTTACAGCAGCACCAGCACGTTCTACACGAGTATCTTCTTTAGCCTTGGGTGCTTTATCTTTAGCTTTTTCAGCTTGCGTCTGCTCAAACGCTTTACCCTTTCGTGTTTTAGTAGCAGCTTTAGGTTTATCACCTCTATCTTTAGCTTTATCCGCATCTTTAATAATTTTATCTTGCTCGGCTAAACGTTCCTCTACATCTTTATCTAGTTTACGTTCTGCCTTAAACTTAGGTTTTGGATCTTTTTTCTTAGCTTTCTTAGCTTTCTTAGCTGCTCTAGCGGCCTTAGCTGCTGCACTCAATATTCCCATTGGTATATCTCCTATATTACCATTTAACTTTATGTGACCAATATCTCGCACTCAGCTTACTAGGCTTAGAGTCTTGAGCATTGTGTCTTGCGTAATAGCTCTTCTTACGAGCTTTGTCTTTTGCAGTCTTAGGACTCTTACCAGCACCACTTACACCCTGCTGTCCGAATCTAATAAATTTATACGTGTCACCTTCTTTAGCCATTACGCAGTGTGACTTCTTAGGATGCTTAGGTGTCCTCTTAGGTTTATTTACACCAGAGAGTCCTTCCTCTTTCATCTTATTCTTAACTCTTTCAGGTACGCTCATCGGTCCATCCTTTAAACTTTAGGCTTTCTACCTGTCCTACGAGAGCTAGAAGAGGTCATAGTCTTCTTAGCTGAACCTCTCTCTATTTGTTGCATCTTTGGTTCTGATATACCTTTGATCACAGAAGCTTTAAAAGCAGGATCAAGTTTTTTCATAGTCCTATTAAAAGCACCCTGAGTTATTTCACCATTTCCTAATTGCTTACGAAGCTTGGCTTTAAGAGTTTTTATATCTTTAAGTAACTGAGTCGCTGTTTTTTGGTCACGATTTTTCGGTCTTGCTGTTGAATTATTTGCTGGCATTATGAATTTCCTTCTGTCCATCCTTCTTCACGCATAGCCCACTCTACATGCTCCAACGTAAATGTACGACCGTAGTGGGCTTCCACTGCAGTCTTTACATAGAATACATCACTATGGGGAATATGTAAGTTCTCAAGATTACCGTCTAATACGTGTTTATAAAATTCTTCAAGAACATTGTCTGTGTATAGTTTTACTGATTTCTTTGCCATTGTCAATACTTTATTTGTACAAATTATAAGGAGACTCGCCTACGGCAAGATTTCATTTACAGATGTACCTTCGGAGATATTCACTATAAGTGTATCACTGTACGTGTATACTTACAGTATATTTATAGTTACTGTATATTTAAGAGATTATTATATGTGATTGTAAGTGTATACTGTACGTGTATCACTTATAGTGACCCTACCCTAACTAACATATATAGTTTTACACATTCTATGATACATGTCAACCCCTAATCGTACTATTGTAACATTATGTGATACACTGAAACATTCCGTTACCTAGTGACAGCACGTACTGTGTTATAGTATAACATACATAGGACTGTGTAAACCACCTTATGTATATAGTGGTTAACAGTGCATTTTACTGATCTGTGTAGATATACATGTATATATAACGTACACCCCCCGCATGGCCCCTGCCCGCCCTCTCTCAACACGCAATTGCACGTATCATGCAACGTCATGACCTGTGTTGAAAGCAATCAATGCCTCACCATCCACCGACATATCAAAGATATGAATGTTATCAACAGCTTACTTGTCTACGACAACTGTTATGCAATCAGTTGCCACTACAAGTAGTGAAAAAACACAGGACATTTTCACACCGAAGGTGTGTTGCAGTGCCGATGCTTATTATACCACCACCCACCATCGTAGATGGTCAGATGCATGATCACATAGCATATCCACGAGCCGCATGTAGCTCTGCCAATGCTTCACCAACCGTCCAACATTGGACACTTCACATCTTTGATGTGGCAATTAAGCAACAGTTTCAATGACCCAACCCAAACTTGGCTCATGAGTTTAGCGCACGAACTTCGTAATTACTTGTAATTACTGCAGTCATACGGGAAACGACAGGCGCAGAGGATCACGAGGCAACTTTTCCATCTCCAAAACTTATACTATCTTCTTACATTTTTAATGATAGAACTATATCTCACTTCTTGTGAGAGATATAGATTCTCTCATATAAAAATAGAAGATAGATAAAGGAAGCTCAAAATGGCAAACTCAACAGCAAAATCTCAAACTGAAGGTACTTCAATCGACGCTTTGGTAAAAGAGGGCAAAGCCCTTGGATCAATTTGGCGTCAAGTGAACAGCCTCAAGCAAACCATCAAAGAGAATGGTTTTGATACAAGGTTGGGTAAATTGCTACAGCAATTGAAGGCCAATGCCACCACCGATGCAGGTCAAATACCAACCCATGTCCTTCGGACTCATGGTATTCAACAGATTGATCGTCGTCGTAGAGCAGAAGCTCTATGGTTCGTTGAAAACGAAAAGGAATGTCGTGAGTTTATTGCTAAAGCAAAATACAAAGGTTCATCTCTTACAGCTTTACAAGCTGCAATGCGTAAAGCTGCCAAAGGCAGTGAGGAAGATCAAACTGCTAAAGCAGAACCGTCCAATGTTGGACAGTCTGATGAGGCTCCTGCTAAAGCAGAGAAAGCACCAGTGAAGATCACTCACAAGGTGATGGTAAATACCATCTTAGCTCAAACAGAGCTTAACGGCTTGGATCTTGAAAAGATCATTGAAGATCTGATGGCAGCTATTCCTGCAGCAAAGGCAGCGGCATGAGCCGTAGGGATAGCACATCAATTCGGTACTTGTTACCGAAAACACAAGCAAGCATTGAGCAGCATATGCTCAGTGCAGCTATGGCACAATTCATTGAATTGTCACAGGCACATGAAGAAAACCGTCCAACATTGGACACTTTGATTGCTAACACATTAACTCCTAAAGAGTTAAAGCAACACGAACCAACACTTATCTACGATAGTGGATGGAAGGACGTATCATGAAAATTATTCTCGCTATTGCTTGGTCTGTAATACTTGTATTACTTACCTTTTTGACCATTGCCGTTGTGTCACTCAATGGTCACTTGCATATACTCATAGGCATTGCGGTTCCCGTTGCAATGTTGGGGTTTATCACAATTTGTGAACGGCCTCTTGACAAGTAGTATTACATAGTTATATAAACACTTGAAACTTTAGTGAAAGTGTTATATAACATATGTATAATACTAAAGATAACTGAAACCGTCCAATGTTGGACACTTTAAACGGAGTTTATTATGACCTATCAAGATCTTTGCCAAACATACAGTGATGCTTTCAAAGAGTATCATGGTGTTCGCCCTCATGGTTTCCTCAATGATCTATCTGTAGAACAGATGGAAAGCGCCATTGAGATGTATCAAGAGTGGGTTCAGCAAGACCTTGAACTTGCTCGTGCCGATGAGGATGCAAGCATCAATGCTTGTATGGATCATGGTGCTCCTGACATAGACACTGCCATGCGGTGGCTTGAACAAGCTAACATCCACGCTGAGTGGGTGTAAGCAGATATAAGTACACTTGGAAGTTATACTTAACTTTCACTATACATAATCAATGGTGTGGAGATAGGCCGACAGTCTACAACCCAAGTGTGCTTTTACCTGCTTACCAACTAAACGGAGTTTAAAAATGTTGGAAATTACTCGTAGATCAATCATTTCTGGTGCTAAAAACACAATGAAACTTGACGTTACTATGCATGAGTACTTGCTATGGCGTGAGGGTATGCTCATTCAAGAGGCAATGCCTAACTTGTCTGTAGTGGAACGTGAGTTCCTCATTACTGGAATGAGTGAAGCGGAGCAAGCTGAACTTTATGTATAGTATAAGTTATATATACTTGATACTTTAGTGAAAGTATATATAACGTATACATATACTAACTACCAAATTGAAACCGTCCAATGTTGGACACTTTAAAAGGACGATACAATGTATCAACGTGATGTAAATGAAATCAAAGCTTTTGTAAAATGGCGTGGCCCAGATGCCTTGGTAAACACTGGCTTGTTTGTACTGCTTACAATACAAGCTGGCTTGTCCACAGTACGTGGCAGTATGGTCAAGGTTGAACGTGACTTCTACCAAGCTGATTGCTTGTGGGGTAAAAAAGCCGATGGCTACGAGTACCTAAACGAGAACCGTGATTTCTTGTATGGCAAGCTGTATCACATAGCAGATACCAAGGGATACGAGAGTGTAGAGGCGTGTGCTGATGTCATACAACTGTTCATGGCTGTTCCTAACCTTGGCATGGTCAAAGCTGCCTTCCTAGCTCAATGCCTTGGCTTCAATGTGGCATGTATAGACAGTCACAATATCAAGCGGTTGGGTATATCACCTAACCTTGTGAAAACACCACCATCAGGCATGAAACCCGCTACAGTACGCAAGAAAGTTGAGCAGTATGTCGAACTGACACAGCAAGAGGGCAGTGAATACTGGTGGAATACATGGTGCGAATATGTGGCAGGTAATCGTGCCAACCGTGCCTTGGATACTGGCGATGTGGTATCACGTTACCACGTAGAATGTGTAACATATGGATTTGAACATGGCTAAAAAGACTTCTGTAACATACCGAAACCCTGTGGCAAAGGCTATGTTACAGGAGCGTAAATCACCACAAGTCGTGCCGCCTAAGAAAGGTGGCAAGGCTAAACACAACCGAAGAAAGGACAATCTCAATGCGATGCGAGATGCAAAACTTTATCAAGATGACTAAGAAAAAACCGTTCAATTATGGACAGAAATCTACTCGTGATGAGTGGAAACGTGCTCGTAAAATTGCACGTCAAGCTAAACTAAACCTTCGTAAATCAGTAGCATAGGAGCTAACACAATGACAAATTCAAACGTAAATGCACCCGTAGTAAAAACTTCTCACCCAGAATTGTATGCAGAGCATACGTTCCACATGAGCAAAGCACGTAAGTATACCTACAACTACGTGGTAATTGACGAAGTTATTCGTGAGCTTTGGGGTGAAATGACTATGGAAGAAATGGCAGAAGCTTTAAATGAATACCCTAACCGCATCAAGTATCGTGTGAGAGTTCTTAAAGAGCTTGGTGTAATCAAAAACAAATACAACATGCACCGCTCAAACCTTATGCGGCAACGTAAAGAGGCAGCTACATGGCTGAAAGAGATTGATGCAGAGCTTGCGAAAGTAGGCTAATGCTCTACCTATTGTTCACACCTTTCGCTGGCTACTTCGCTATGCTAATTACTATTGTAATCATGCACAGTGTAGGCTATGACGTGAGAGGTGTGGACACCTTCACTATCTGGTGTATATACATTCAGATATACGTATACTTATTTGTGATAACAAAACTGAAAGGTAAAACCGATGAGAGTTGAAGTATACTTCAATCTACATAAGAAAACATTCTCTGTTCGTTCATGTAGGACAGGCAGAGTTATGGTACACACTGACGAAGTACACATTGAAAACCCTGAGTTTGTAGTGCATCAGTCGGGGCGTAATCGTGTACTCAGTGAGGGCAGGAAAAATGTCCATGCCTTTGTGCGTGGTGATGCCACATTTTTTCGTTATACAAACCGTCCAATGTTGGACACTCTAACTTACAACCCATACAAGTATGTATCTTTTGTTGACAAGAAGACAGAAGAACCTGTATACAAAGCAAGTCGGGCATGGCTAACTGTGACCGACAAGATACCAACCATACAAGCAGAAGGAGTACAATATGACTAAGAAAAAAACACAAGAGCCAGTAACATACCTATTACAAGAGGACAAAGCATTAGAAATACTTGCGTTATACAATGCGTTAAATAGTATGCTAGATGATGCAGCAGAAATGTTTGACGTAAACTTGAGCACGTTAGGTGACTTACGACACAAAGCGTATTCATTAAAGGAGACTTTTAGTTTCAAGGCACAAAAGCACGAGGAATACGAAGACAGACCATGCCACTGGAAGCCATGTGTTCTGCCTAATGATGATCGTGCATGGTACTATAATGCCAAGCATTAAGGCATACGAAATTGTCTTAGAGATTGATGGACAGGAGAGTTGTATCACACTTGATGATACCTTTCCTGCCATTGATAGCTGGGCAAGTGCTTGCAGCATGGCAGTCCTGATGGCAAAGCACATTCACCCTGACAAGGAAGTAGAGTTCGTATCATGTGCAGAATACGAAGCAGACGAGTATGCAGACATTGGTTATGTCTATGATGCACCAGTAGTATTGCAATAGGAGAAAACTATGGCCGCTAATATTAAACTAACTAAAACGATGCTTGATAAGAGCATCATTGATGCCAACAAAACTGTTCAAGGTTTCTTACTAGAAGATTTTGGTATGGACTACACTGACAAGTTTTTTACTGCACAGTTCTACAACGCTGAGAAAGATAGGTTTGAACGTAACAAGTTCACTATCATAGGCGAGTACATTGATGGCACAGAAGCTGACATCACGTTCTATCGCAGTGGTAAACGTGGTGACAAACGCATTAGCATACAAAAGCTAAAGCAATATGCCGATGCAGGTAATGAAGTACGCCTCATCTCAGACAGCGAAAGCGATGGCGATGGTACACGTATATTTATATCAGTCTACTCAACAGGATCAGAAGCCGATGCCGCCTGATGATCCATGTGATGATTGGTCAGGTACACCTTTACCTAAGAGGAAAGACAAATGATTGAAGCAGCATTGATGTGCCTTGCACTTAACGTATATTTTGAGGCACGTAACGACACTATGGTTGGGCAGTATGCCGTAGCACAGGTAGTCATGAACCGTGTGCAGTCTAGCAAGTTCCCCAATGACGTGTGCTCTGTGGTTAAGCAGTCACGTAATGATGGCACATGTCAGTTCAGTTGGTACTGTGACGGTAAATCTGACAGGCCACGTGAGGCATATGCATGGGCTTATGCTCAGATGGTTGCGGCAGATGTACTGCAAGGCCAAGGCTTTGACACAGTAGACATGACACAAGGAGCAACCCACTATCATGCAAGCTATGTACGCCCATATTGGGCTGACAAACTAGAGTACACTGTGACTTATGGGTCACACCTATTCTACAAATAGCTTATCGTTACTAGTATAGGGGTGGTATCCCCTACATAACTATGGCACAGTTGCCACATACTTATCATAAGGAGAAAAATAGTATGGCTTTTGATTTTAATCACCCGAATATCGTACCTGAGTACATGGACTTTGACGTAGCTTTTGAGCCTACCAAGGTGAAAGACAAGAAGTACGTCATCAATGCTACATCAGGTGAATACCTTGGCGTAGTAGGTAACACGTTTACTTGTGCATCACATGGTGACTTCTATCGTGGTGTTCTTGACACTGTGACAGAGGAACTGTCTGACCATGAGTTAGCAAATGCCAATACACATTGGCGTACTGCACGTAATGGGGCATGGGCTATGCTTGACATTACTCTGCCCAACATGAAGACTGTCATTGAGACAGATAAACACAGCACTGAGATTGGTAATCGTATTATATCATTACATGGTATTGATGGGTCATGCAGCAATCAGGTGTACTTTGGTGCCATTGATTTCTTTTGTACCAATGGAATGATTAGAGGGGAGTATGACAAAGTGCGTAAGAAGAACACATCTAACTTTACTATGGAAAGTTTTATCTACGAACTGACACGAGCACGTAAGGACTTCTACGAAGAAGCCAGCAAGATGCAAGTGTGGGCACAGACTGACCTGAAGTACGTAGATGTAAGCTCACTGCTTGACAGCATGATTGCATCTAAGCGTAAGTCTGAGAAGATGTACAGCTTGTACATGCAAGAGGCTTCACAGCGTGGTCACAATAAGTGGGCACTGTATTCTGCCTTCACCAATTATGCATCGTATGCTGATGAGCGTAATGGTTTCAACCTTCGTAACACTGGCAACGACACACAAGCTGTGAGCATGTGGTCACGTGAGCAAGAGGTATCTAAGTGGGTATCTGATGACAAGTTTATTACTTTGGAGGCTGCATAGTTTATGCCAAAGCTACCACGCTATGTACAAGAACGAGCTTCACCCTCTGGGGTGATCTCATACCGCTTTAACCCGCCACAGAACCTTGTCGATGAGGGTGTGGTCAAACGTGAGGAATATGGTACAGACTTAAAACAGGTACGCAAGATTGTTCGTGATCACAACAAGGCGATTGATACGTGGCGTGAAGAACAAGCACAAGTTGTACGAATAAAGTCTAGCAGCAAGGTTACAGATCTCATTAACTATTACTACATGTCTAATGATTTCAATGCTTTACGTCACTCGACTAAGGTTGACTACAGGTACTTTCTGACTGTGCTGCACCAGACTATGGGGTGGCGTAAGTATGAACACGTTACCTCTAAGGTTGCAAAGCAAGCATACGAAGAGTGGGTCAAACGTGGCATCAGTTTTGCTAATCATGCAGCAACATGTGCCAGTAGGGTGTACAACTATGCAATACAGATGGAGCATACTACGTACAATCCTTGGGCAAACATCAAACGTAAGTCTGCTGCACAGCGTAAGGTGGTGTGGACACATGATGATGTTGTCAAGTTTCTTGACGTAGCATATAGCGACTTTGAGTATCGTAACATTGGCCTGATTGTTCAGATGGCATACGAGTGGTGTCAGCGACTAGGTGACATGCGTATGTTGACGTGGGATAACATTGACTTTCGTACTCAGAAGCTCACACTTGAGCAGAGTAAACGTAGGGCTGACGTAGAGCTACCAATATCAGAGGATCTATTGCACATGTTGAATGAACAGCGTAATGACTTTGGTTTTCAAGACTACGTTGCCCCACATCCTAGACCTACGGATGGTTCATATAACCCTTATGCTATGGAAAGACTATCCAAAGTGGGTAGAAGGGTAATGCGTCTAGCTAAACTACCCGAAGAGTTACGTCTTATGGACTTACGTAGGACAGGTGTAACACAGATGGTAGATGCAGGTGTACCATTGCCCCAAGTTATGGCAGTGACAGGACACAATCATGTGTCTTCTGTGAAACCCTACATGAAGCATACGTACATTAGTGCAAATAGTGCCTTGACACAGAGAAACGTAAGTGTATCCTTGAGTGGAGCGAACAACATAGAAAGTGATACAGCATGAATATACAAAGTATTATAGATGATCTAGCATTAGTAAATGGACAGAGTAAACGTATGACATGTCCTGCATGTAATACTAAGAATACATTTACTATTACTAATAATATGGGTAAGATCATATGGAACTGTTACAAAGCTGGGTGCAGTGTGTCGGGTGGCACACGTACTCAACTGACTGCTGATGACATACGTAAGTCATTAGGTAGTGTTGCAGAAGAGACACACGTATCAACATTCTCAAAACCAGAATGGTTTGTACGTGATGATGCAAAGATCAGAGACTTCTGTGACCAGTGGGAGCTAGACCCACAAGATTTAGGCTTGTTGTATGACGTTAAGGAACATCGTGTGGTGTTCCCTGTTGTACACAATGGAGTTACAGTCGATGCCACAGGCAGATCACTTGGTAAACGTATACCTAAGTGGAAAAGGTATGGTAAAAGTGACTTGCCATACGCTTCTGGACGTGGTAAAACGGCTGTAGTTGTTGAGGACTGCGTGAGTGCTGCTATTGTAGGTGATGGTGGTGTATATGTCGGGGTCGCAGTGTTGGGTACATCATTGTCCAATGGACACAAGAAGTACTTGTCGCAGTTCTCAACAGCAATAATTGCATTAGACCCCGATGCGTTACCTAAAACACTGCAGTTTGCACGAGAGCTACGTCAGTATGTGGACACTATCAAGATCCTGTACTTGCGTGATGATTTGAAATACCGTAACCCTACCGACTTTGAAAACCTTACAACACTAGGAGACTAACACATGGAATTATCATTGATACGTAGTCTGATGGACAAAGACTTCTATGACGAGCATCGTGGTGCACGTTGTCCAGACAGACTATTCAGTAAAGATGTACGCAAGATCAAGCAGTCTATTGACACTGCTATGGATCGCTATGAGCGTACAGTTACACCAGCAGAGATTGAGGCATTGTTCATGGCAAACAACCCTACCCTCACAACTGCACAGAAGACTGCCTACAGCCACTTGTTTGGGCAGGTAAACAAGGAGCAGCCAATGGGCAGTGACGTAGCACAAGAGGTGTTGTCTAAGCTGTTCCAACAGGTAGTAGGTGAAGACATTGCCAACCTTGGCTTTGACTACGTAAATGGTGACAAGACTAGCCTTGAGCCATTACGTATGATGCTTGAGCAGTATGGCGATGACTTCACACCTAATCTACGTATTGAGTGGGAAGACATTGACCTTGATACTATCCTTGCCATGACTGATCTTGAGTCACAGTGGACATTCAACATCCCCACGTTGACACGTAAGGTTGAGGGCATCAATGCTGGTCACTTGATTGAGGTAGGTGCACGTCCTAACACAGGCAAGACATCCTTTCATGCCTCACTTGTGGCTGGGCCAAATGGCTTTGCATGGCAGGGTGCACGTGTTGTCGTGCTGTGTAACGAAGAAGGCTACCACCGTGTGGCTCACCGTTACATCACGGCAGCTACAGGCATGGACAAGTTTGAGATTGTCAAGAACAAACAGGAAGCCATGCGTGTCTTTGGTCAGATACGTGACAAGATCATGTTCAAGGATGCAACAGGGCGTGACATGAACTGGGTTGAGTCAGTATGTAAGTCATACAAACCTGACGTAGTTATACTAGACATGGGCGACAAGTTTGCACGTACTGCTGGCTTCTCACGTCCTGATGAGGCACTCAAGGCTAACGCCATACAAGCTCGACAGATTGCTAAGCAGCAAGAGTGTGCCATGTTCTATATGTCTCAGCTATCTGCAGAGGCAGAAGGTAAGGTTGTACTCAACCAAGCCATGATGGAAGGCTCACGTACAGGTAAGGCAGCAGAAGCTGACCTTATGATTATGATCTCCAAGAACCCTACAGTTGAGGGTCAAGAGGAAGAAGACAACCAACGCCACATCAACGTGGTAAAAAACAAATTGTCTGGGTGGCACGGCATTGTCCACACAGATCTTGAATACAAGATAGCGAGGTATGTATCATGAGGGATTGGATAATGAAATACGCATTAGTTATACCTTACGATGTGTGGGAGCCAGAATACGACAACCCCGTAGAAAGAGTGACTACTGAATTTTTTGAAACACCCGAAAAGGCTATGAAGTATTTGCACGATTACATATATGATTCGTATAATGAATATCCTTTAAGGTATGAAACGTGGGAAGAGTGGGGAGAAAAACAAGACATTTACTTATATGAGAGGTATGTATCGTGAATCAGTTAGAACTATTTAATCTTGAGGTACAAAAAATTAATGATGGTTTAGAGTGCAACAACTGTGGGATAGTTCAACCTATAAACAACTTCCAGCATATGCAATCGGGAGAAATAAAAAGAAAGTGTAGGTCTTGTGCACGTAATCAATCTAACTTGATTAAACATTTACGTTCTCTGCATCCATACCCTGAAGAAGATTACATATGTCCTATATGTAACCGTGACATACAAGAGATAGGCAGAAAAGGTCAGAAAAGATTGCAGACTTGGGTGATTGATCATTGCCACGACACAGAAACGTTTCGTGGTTGGGTGTGTCATCATTGCAACGTTGGCTTGGGAGCTTTCAATGACAAGCTAGACAGGGTTGAAGCGGCAGTAGTATACTTGAAAAAACATAAAGGGATATAATATGAGTGAAGCATTAACAGCACTTATGATACTACTGTTTCTAATATGTGGTATCATATACATCATAATGAGCGAGGTAAATAAATGATACAAACATTTTACGTGGATCACATGGGTACAGACTTATCTGTAGCTAATGCAGCACGAGTGAGCTTTGGTAAGCGTAGTGAAATGGATACAAGTGACGTATGGGGTCCACCTAAGTTGAAAGACAAGGATTCCAAGCTCATACGTTACTTAGCCAAACACAAGCACATCAGCCCCTTTGGGCATTGCTTTGCCAGCTTCCACGTTAAAGCACCTGTGTTTGTAGCTAGGCAGTTAGTCAAGCACAAGTTCCTACGGTGGAATGAGATCAGCCGTAGGTATGTAGACCATGAGCCTGAGTTTTATTGGCCTACAGAATGGCGTGGACGTAGCCTTGATAAAAAACAAGGGAGTGCAGGTACGGTATCAATAGACGAACTCAGCATTAAAAATGACTTTGATTTGAGTGTAGATGTATACAATAGATTACTGGATGATGGTGTGTGCCCAGAGCAAGCACGTATGGTACTACCCCAAAGCATGGTCACTGAGTGGTACTGGTCAGGTAGCTTAGATGCATTTGCTGACATGTGTAACCTGCGTTGTAAGCCTGACACACAATACGAGACACAGGTTGTGGCTGGTCACATTGACACAGAGATGGCTAAACTGTTCCCTGTATCATGGGAAGCATTAAGGGAGAATGAATGATGAGAGGTAACATTGACGGTGCAATCAAGGCGTCAGCTATTGTAGCTTTACTGATTGCTGCACCACCCGTACTGATAGCTATGACGTATGATGACTATCCAAAGTACTGCAAGCTGTCTATTTTATTACCGTGTATAGGAGTAACCAATGAGTGAGATAAAAGTAACAGAGGTAGAAGAACATGAAGATGGAAGTGCTACACTACAAGTAGAGTGTGACCCTGAAACATTTGCAGCTATCTTTAACGCAGGGTTTGTAGCATTAGTAAAGAGAGGTCTGGAAGATGAAAAGTGGCAGACGTGTTTAACTTGTGGCGGTCCATCAAAGAATGATACATGTGGCTTTTGTTTAAAGGAAGCAGGTAAATGATTAGATCAATGACACAAGAAGAAAGAGAACGTTCAACTGAGAGGAGACTTAGTAATATGACTACATCAAAATCAATATGTGAGATACGTTTACATAATGCAATGATACGCAACAACCTGACACTAGAGGAGTGCATAAATGCCATAGATACGTATGCTATGGATAAAAAGTTTCACGATGATCTTGACAGTCTATACAATGTGGAACAAGATACATGGGATGATTGGCACGATGGAGATATAAAGTAGGAGACAATATGATACTGACCCTTGACGTAGAAAACACAGTAACTAAACGCAACGGCAAGATGCACCTTGATCCGTTTGAACCAGACAACACACTTGTAATGGTGGGCATGTTAGATGACAACGATAACGAAACTATTGTAACATTTGATCACGCAGAGCATCAACCCACCACAGATGGGCGGCGTATTGTTCAGGATGCACTGGACTCTACCCGCCTGTTGGTTGCACACAATGCCCCTCACGATCTTGTATGGTTGTGGGAGTCAGGCTTTACTTATGACGGTGACATCTTTGATACCATGCTAGGCGAGTATGTACTGCAGCGTGGACAGAAAGAGGCACTATCACTTGAGGCATGTGCAGAACGCTATGAGCTTGACACTAAGAAGCAAGACACACTCAAAGAATACTTCAAGCAAGGGTTGTCTACTCGTGACATACCGCATGACGAGTTGTCTGAGTATCTGTCACATGACTTACATGCTACGCAGCAATTGTTCAACCGTTTGCAGACGAAGTACGAGGAGTGCACTTCACTGGAACCAACGATCACTCTGACCAACCAGCTTGCAATACACCTTGCTCGTATTTATCAGCGTGGCTTTCAGGTAGATATGGATGCATTGATGAAGGTGCGTGATGAGTTTGAGCAAGAACGTAATGTCCTTTCAATTGCACTAGAAGAACAGGTTGCAGATCTTATGGGTGACAGACCCATCAATCTCAACAGCCCAGAGCAAAAGTCATGGGTAATCTACAGCCGTAGGCCACATGACAAGAAGGTGTGGGCAGACTTGTTTGATGAACGTATGTCTGACACAGAGTACCGCAGTACAGTACGACTACACAGTGACAGATTGTACAAGCAGAAGGCACATCAATGCAAAGAGTGTTACGGCACAGGACAGGTAAGGAAGGTAAAGAAAGATGGCACTCCATTCGCTAGGACAAATAGATGCACTGCTTGTAATGCTGCTGGCTTTGTATACACTGATACCACTACTCTGGCAGGACTAAAGTTCTCACCACCTACAGCCAAATGGGTAAGCTCCAATGGCTTTGGTACAGACAAAGGTAACTTGCTATACCTTGAGGGCATTGCACGTTCCAAGGGTATGAAAGAGGCAGAGCTATTCTTACAGAACCTACGTAGATTGTCTGCAGTAGAAACATATCTCAGCAGCTTTGTAGAGGGCATAGCAACGCATGTAAAGAATGATGGTAGGCTGCATGTACGCTTACTGCAACACCGCACTGGCACAGGTCGCTTGTCAGGTGCAGACCCTAACATGCAGAACATGCCACGTGGTGGTACGTTCCCTGTCAAGCGTGTGTTCACATCACGTTGGGAAGGTGGTCAGATTATGGAAGCTGACATGGCCCAGTTAGAGTTCAGAGTTGCTGCGTTCCTTGCACAAGATACTACTGCCATTGAGGAAGTGTCTACAGGCTTTGATGTACATGCTTACACTGCACAGGTCATCAGTGATGCAGGTCAGCCTATGTCACGGCAAGAAGCTAAGGCACATACGTTTGCTCCCTTGTATGGTGCCAGTGGTTTCGGCAGGTCACAAGCAGAAGCGACATACTATCAACAGTTTACGACAAAGTATTCTGGTATTGCCAAGTGGCATGAGGCACTAGCCAAAGAAGCACTAAACACAGGCAAGATCACTACGCCATCTGGACGTGAGTTCGCTTTCCCTGACGTTGTACGTAGACGCTTTGGGGGTGTGACATTTTTCACACAGATAAAAAATTATCCAGTACAATCGTTTGCAACCGCTGACATTGTACCCATATCTTTGATATACATAGATAGGTTACTAACAGCAAACAGGCTACACAGTTGTGTAGTAAACAGTGTACATGACTCAGTTGTGATTGATGTGCACCCAGATGAGAAGGACAAAGTACTAAAGGTTATTAGCACAGCTAATGATAAACTAATCGCAATCGTCAACCGCAAGTGGAACATAGATTTCAATGTACCTCTATTATTAGAGGCAAAGATTGGTCCGAATTGGCTTGACGTAAAAGATGTAATATGATATAACCACCATTCGTCTAAAAGAAAAGGAGACTTAATATGAATCAAGTATCAACAATCGACACAAACAATTTCTCAGCAATGGCCCAAGCAATGGGCATGAACGCAGATGCACCAAAGCAATCTGCTAAAGCAAGTACACTTGCACGTTTACGTATTCATCACTCACCCATAATGGGTCAGCAAGAGATCAATGGTAAGATGAAGAACGTAGAGGTTGTAAGTGGTGGCACCTACAAGCTAGAGATCCCAGATGGGCCTACATACTACGCTGATAGTGTGTCTATTCGTCCTTACCTGCAACGCTTCATGCACAAGAAGTTTGTCATGGGTAATGAGTCAAGACCAAACCGTTATGTCAAAACTGTTATGGCTAATGACCTTAACGCTGACATGAAAGACAACGATGGCGGCTTTAATTGTGGTAAACCTGCTGGCTTTATCCAAGATTGGGCTGCGCTACCAGACAATATGAAAGACTTGATTAGATCAATCAAGCGTGTTCGTGCATTGTTTGGTGTCGTTGAGATGGTCAATCCTACAGACGATCAAGGTAACTCTGTTGATGTAGAGTCTACCCCATTCATCTGGGAGATTGACAACCGTGACGCATTTAAAACAGTCGGTAAAGTATTTGCTGATCTGACAAAGATGCGCCGCTTGCCACCACAGCACTACGTGTCAATGACCACAACAGAAGTACCGTTACCTAATGGTAGCAGCTTCTATGTGCCTAACACTTCACTGGACTTGAACAATACGTTGGACATGGACAATGAAGCACAGGAGAACTTTGCTAACTTCATGGCATGGATTGAGAATTACAATACGTATATCCTCAACTCATGGGATGAGAACATGCATAAGAATGAAGAAGTTGACACAGAAACTGTGGAAGAGTTCGTAGACATTGACGCAGAGGATTTTGTCTAATGAACCATCCTGCTGAACTGGCGATCAATCAGTATCTTGAAGATGCTACATCTGGTAAATCAACAATGTCGGAAGAAACAATTAAACAGATTGGTACAGATGTAATGGATGCTGTTAGACGCCAGTTTGGTGGGGGCAATAAGCGTGACAAGTTTCGGTTGCGTATGTCCAATGTGGGCAGACCGACTTGTCAGCTTTGGTTTGAAAAGAATAAACCAGAGAGAGCATTGCCTAAACCAACAACATTCGTAATGAACATGCTGATGGGTGACATCGTAGAGGCAGCGTTCAAGGGTATCATAACAGAAGCGGGAGTTAAGTACGAAGACGATGACAACTTTGTTGAATTACAGTTAGGTGACACTACAGTAAAGGGATCATATGATCTTGTGCTGGATGGGGCAGTCGATGACGTTAAGTCTGCATCGGACTGGTCATACAGAAACAAGTTTGAATCATTCCAAACACTGAAAGACAGTGATCCTTTTGGTTACGTAGGTCAACTGGCTGGCTACGCTAAGGCTGCAGGTAAGAAAGCAGGTGGCTGGTGGGTAGTCAACAAAGCCAATGGTGGAATTAAATATGTTCCAGCATCTGGTATTGACATTGACGCAGAAATTACTACATTAGAAGATACTGTTGACACAGTAAATGCTAACGAGTTTAAGCGTTGTTTTGATCCTGTACCTGAGACATTCAGAGGTAAGGCATCAGGCAACAAAGTATTGAACGGTAATTGTAAGTTCTGTGACTACAGGTTTGAGTGTTACCCTACGCTACAAGAGTTACCATCTAAGGTATCTCAGGCTAAGGTAAAACCCATTGTACCATACATAGAAGTAAAGGAGTATTAAATGTTAGGTGATGATGAAATAAAAGAAATGCAAGAGCAGATCAATGCTATGGAACAGGATCTTCTGGAGCGTAAGAAAGCCTTACATGAGGCTAAGTATGCAGGGTTACGTTCCGCTATGGAAGCACGTAAGGCAGCAGAAGCAGCAGTACGAGAAGAACTACGCACACTGGGTGTAGCTACTGTAAGTAGTTTGCCTAGTCCTTGGAATGGGTTGTGGCGTATCTAATGAATGGCAAGCAGTTTGCCGCTGCTCTGAAACATGGGTATAGGAGTGGGTTAGAGATCAAAGTAAAAGACTACTTGGTAGAACGTAATGTTCGTGTCAAGTACGAAGCCATTAAGATTGAATGGGAAGATCTTATGTACCGCACCTATACCCCAGACTTTGTGTTACCTAATGGGATCATAATAGAAACTAAGGGTAGGTTTACATCAGATGATAGACGTAAACATGCCGCTATTAAGAAACAGCACCCAAAGCTAGACATTAGGTTTGTGTTTGAAAGTAGTAGACGTAAGCTGAGTAAGGGTGCTAAGACAACCTACGGTCAGTGGTGTGAAAAGAATAAGATCCCGTACTATGACAGGATCATCCCAGAAGATTGGTTAAATGAGAAGGGTAAGGACATGCATCCTGATCTAATACA